CTTGATGTTATGTTTGTAGTTACGGAATTTATATATATCATTTTTCTTATGTGGATTATGTGCGTTATCTTATTGAAGTGTAGACTACCAGAATGAATTCTGACAGGCATGCTGAATATTGTAACAAACAGGTGTTATTTTTTTTTTTCAAGCAGAAGACGGCATACGAGATACATCGGTGACTGGAGTTCAGACGTGTGCTCTTCCGATCTCAAGACAAGCTGGTAGTGTTAAGTTTAAATTTCAACGCGAGATAGGCGATGCGATACAACTTAATGAAACGTTAGGCGATATGACACGCCGCATACGTGGTACCAGAGCTAGAGGTTTTAAAGATGGCATTATGGCTGCAAGCACACGCGATGCAGAAGGCCTTATTAGAACTAGCGTAGTAAATGCAGCAAATGGGGCTCGCGTAGAGTCCATGCAGGCAAACGCAGACGTATTAAAAGGTATACAGTGGGTAAGTACCCTAGATGGTAACACTACTCCTATATGCCGCGCCCTAGATGGTTTGATGTGGGATTTGGATTACAAACCTATTGGACACTCGAAGGCATATCCAGGTAACACAGCCCATTGGGGTTGTAGAAGTGGACAGGCTCCAGTTGTTAAGAAGTTTAGCAATATGCCTAAGAACAAACGGGATAAGATTCCTGAAGGAACAAGAGCTAGTATAGATGGACAAGTTTCGGCTTCTACTACATATGATGCGTGGTTGAAGAAGAAAGATAAAACTAATCCATCGTTTGTTAAGCAAACACTAGGCCCTAAGAAGTACGAGATTTGGAAAGAACAAGGTTTGTCTATGCGAGATATGACAGATCAATACAGCAACCCTTTGACAGTAGTAGAGTTAGAGAAAAGATATACTTAACCAATAACCGGAGGTTATTACAATGGCATTAGAATACACAGTAGAACAAGAAGCATTTGACAAACTGCCAGAGGCGGTACAGAAAGAATACGAAAAGAAAGGTGACGCATATTTCTTGCAAGCAAACGGAATGGTGCCTAAAGCACGCTTAGATGAGTTCCGTGATAACAACATTAAGTTGGTTAAGGCTAACGATGATTTTAAAACCCATATCGATGGTTTAGGTAGTTTAACAAAAGCTGACATCGATGCGTTAAAAGCCAAAGCAGAAGCTGGCGGTGGCGAGCTTGATGAAGCACAAATGAAAGAACTCGTAGATGGCGAAGTTGCTAAACGTGTTCAAAAAATGAACGAAGAACATGGTGTGGCGCTTACTGCAGAGCAGGAAGCCCGTTCCAAGTCGGATGGTATGTTAAGTAAACTTATCATTGACACTAACGTACAGACTGAAGCATTGAAAGCAGGTGTACGTGAAACGGCAGTAGAAGATGTACTGCTACGTGCAAGAAATATTTTCCGCGTAGAGGATGGCAGAGCTGTTCCTTACAAGGATAACGAAATTGTTTATGGTAAGGACGGTACAACAGCCCAATCCATAGGCGAATGGTTGGCAGATCAGGTAGAAACAGCGCCTCATCTGTTTAAAGAAAGTAAGGGTAGCGGCGCTCCCCATGATCACAAGAAGCCTGGCGGAGCCGAGCAGAATACTAAAATGAGTGGCATAGATAGAATGAACGCCGCCCATTCAAGTTAATTTTAAAATATTTGGAGGCTAGACAATGGCTTTATTACTTGAACAAGCAAACTTACTCTCTCAAGACCAACTTCGCGCTGGTGTCATTGAAGTGTATGTACAAAACAGCCCAATCCTACAACGGTTGGACTACCTAGGCTTACGTGGTAACGCGTACTCTTACAATATGGAAGGCGCGCTACCTGGCGTAGCATTTCGTGGTATTAACGAAAGCTATACACCATCAACTGGTGTAATCAATCCGCAAACAGAATCTTTAAAGATTGCTGGTGGTGAGCTTGACGTTGATGCACACATCATTCGTTCACGTGGTCCACAAGTTCGTGCGGCACATGAAGGCATGAAGATCAAAGCATTGGCACGTTCTTTAAACAAAGCGTTTATTGATGGTGACTCTTCAACTGATCCTCGTGAATATGATGGCTTGAATGCGCGTTTAATCGGTTCACAAAAGATTCTTGCAGGCGCAGGTGGTGCAGCATTAACTCAAGACATGTTAGATGACTTGTTAGTGCAGGTTCCAGGTGCAAACGCTATCTTATGTGGTACGGGCGGTTGGCAGTTAATGACTAAGTTACTTCGAGCTTCTGCTCAGGTTACTATCAGTGTTGATCAATACGGTGTGCAGCTTTATAGCTACAACGGTGTACCTTTACTTAACGTTGGTAAAGACTCTTCAGAAGTTGAAATCTTAGGCTTCGACGAAGATCCAGGCGACGCTACGTTCGATACAACTTCTATCTATGCTGTACGCTTTGGTAATGCAGCGGCTGAAACTGATTTATTCGGTCTTCAGAACGAAGGTGGTATGTTAGTTAAGGACTTAGGTGAACTTGAAACTAAGCCTGCTTTCCGTACTCGTGTTGAATGGGACACTTCAATCGTAATGGCTTCAAACGATTGTGCTGCTCGTTTATACGGTATCACTAACGCTATTGCTTAATAAGCAGTAACTTGGCATAAACTTAATTCAGGAGAATTAACATGGCTGATTATCAAAATCGCAACCGCTCACAGTTTGACGCAGAACAAGATCTGTTAGCTGAAGCGACTATCACTGCAAACGCTACTGGCACTGGCATCCTTGTTGGCGAAAACGTCGACATCACAATGGTCGTTAAACATAACGGTACATTAGGCAATGCAGACAACACTTTAGCTTCGGCTATTGAAGAGTCTGATGACAACATCACGTACACTGCTTTAGGTAATATGACTACTTTGACAAACTTGATTACAAGTGATCGTCAAATTATGCGTACTACTAAAAAGTATGTTCGCGGTGACTTCACTGTTGCTGGTACTGGTCCAAGTTTAGGTGGAGCTCACCTTTACTTAGAAAGTTAAGAAACGAATAAGGGGCAGGGTTATCTTGCCCCTTATATTAATTAAATTTTTAATCGGAGATTAAGAAAATGGCTTTATCAAAAGATGAACTAAACGCACTATCGGACAACACTCCAGAAGAAATTAAAGAGTGGATGCCTACTTTATCGCCAGAAGATATTTCTGCGCTTTATGATTTAGAAGTAGCTAAAGAACAACCTCGTCCTGAAGTAGTTGAATTGTTAATGGCTGAAACCAATAACATCGACCCCGATGCTCCTACTGAACCAGCTAAACCAACAGAAGTTAAACCTGTTGAAGGCGCATTAAACAAAAACAAACCTTATCATATGGTTTGGCATAAAGGCGACAAGTGCATTATGCAAAACAACAAGGTCTACAATTCAGTAAGTAACGAGCTGATTGAAGAGCTTTAAGTAAAACGGATTTTAGGAGTTAGCTATGGCAGATGAAGTAGTTACGTTAGATACAGTAATAGGTGGCGCTACCACTAACTCCTATATCACTTTAGTAGAAGCAGATGCGTATATACACGCACGTCCGTTCCATGATGCATGGGACGCTGCCACATTAGTGGACGACAAGAAAAACGCTGCCTTAGTTTGGGCAACACGAATTTTAAGCCATTACGAATGGACAGGTACCTACGTTAGCGAAGATCAAGCGTTACCTTGGCCTCGTGATGGTGTTTACGATAAAGATGGAAGAGCTTACCTAACAACAGCTTATCCAGAATGGTTAAAAGTAGCTACGGCAGAACTTGCCCTGGCCATGATTACAAGTGATAGACTAGGCGATTCAGGTACAGAAGGCTTCAGTAAAATTAAGTTAGGTTCTATGACACTAGATGTAGACCCTAGCGATAGATCTAGTTGGGTTCCAGATTATATCGTGAAAGCTATCAGCCACTGGTTTAAGTACGGAAGCGGCGGGTTCAACCGCCCAATAGTGAGAGTATAGAATGGGCTTACGCCAAGCAGCAGAGGGAGCTATACAGGCAGCGTTTAGGGCTGCTGGTGATGCTGCGACTGAGGTTTTATACCGTACTAAAACACAAAGCACGTATAATGCTAGTACTGACACACAGGGGCAGACAGTAGCTGACACAGAGCTGAAAGTCTTATACGACTTCGCAGCTACACCAAATAACTCCGGTGATTTAAACACAGATTATAATTCTTCCGGTTCTATCAAAGCTATTATGAGCGCGAAAGAATTATTGCCTAACACACCTAAAACAGAAGACTTGATTGTGGATACTTCTGTTAGTCCTAATATTATTTACAAGATTAAGGGCATAGAGCCTATAGGCCCGTTTAGTGAAGCAGTAGGTTACACATTAACGTTGGTGAAAGACAGTGGCTAAGTATGCTTTGACAAATGTTAGCAAGAACTTTATGAAAACTGTCAAGGCTGACAGCAACACGGCAGTCAAAGCTAACATTTTTGAATTGTTTAGACGCATTATATTAAAGACTCCTGTTAAGACAGGTATAGCGCAGTCTAACTGGCAGATAGCTATAACCAGACCGAACAGTAATGTAATACCCTATTCAGGTGCAGCTGGTGGCGCAAAGAACGCCGCGTTTACCCAAGGAGCTAAAGAGCTCCCTAAGATAAAGTTTGGGCAAACGATATACATTTTAAATAACTTGCCTTACATAGGTGAGCTAGAAAATGGCAGTTCTAAGATACAGGCACCTGCTGGTATGGTACAGGTTTCGTTAAACGAACTACGGACATTATTTAAATGAGCTTTGAAGCAACACGCGCACTGATAGCAGCTCGTCTAGCAGATAACTATGTTACTTATCCAATAGCTAACGAGAACCACGAATTTACACCCCCCGCAGATGGTACGCCATGGGTACGCTTATTCATAATTGAAGGCGACACTGATATTGCAGGCTTAGGTGGCAGCACAAGATTGTTTCGTAACACTGGAATAATTATGTGTCAGATATTTATTCAGGAAGGCAAGGGCACTAAAGACGCTCTTGATATTGCTGACGTTTTGGACACTCTATGGAGCGGCGCTTCATTTAACGGTATAACTTGCAGGGCATCATCAGTTACTAGGGTAGGAACTTCGGATGGCTGGTATCAGGTTAATATAACTACTCCCTATTATTGGGATAATATTAAGTGAGGTAATTAGATATGTCGGATACTAATCTAGTACAATTATTCGCATTAAAAGAAGCTGCTTGGGGTACAACTCCAGCGTCAGCTTTAACAGCACAGCGTTTTACAAGATCGGAAGTGCACACGCCTGAACTCCAGTCACCGATGGATCTCGTATGCCGTCTTCTGCTTGAAA